CGCCAATGGAACGGTCAGCCAGAACGGTGCCGAGTAGATAGAGCTGCTGCCGAGCGTCGCAGAGGCCAGAGCGGTTCCGGACGGCAGGCCGCCAGCATCTGCGTACAGTCCAACCTGGAGGGGTGGAATCAAGCTCAGTGTCGGCGAGCCGCCGACCGCAGACAACTGAAGCTGCACACTGCCGATCGTGGTCTGGGTCGACGCAGTGACGATCGTCTGCGAGAGCCACTGCGTCAATGTGCTCGAATACACGCTGGAGCCCGTGGTCTGCGAGGACTGCAACGCGCCAGGATAGATGAACTGGGCTGTGTGGGTGGCGAGGAACTGATTGGCCTGTCCAGCCTGCGCATTTGATTTGACGGAAGCGCCAAGGTACGCAGGAATGAAGGACATGTCAGCTCCCCACCGAGAACGCCGCCTGCAAGATCAGCGTGTTGGAGGTGGACACCGTGACGTTCGGCGAAAACGCCCAGTGGTCGATCAGGGTACCGCTGTTGGCTGTAGCCGACGCATTCGCAAAAACACCAGCCTCAGTCACTGTCCACGTCACTGCCGGTGAGGAGAAGTAGAACAGCCATGTCGCCTGTGCGGTGATCGTGGGGGTTGCCGGGGTTGAAGCGCCAGCGCCAACCGTCTGCCGGGCCAGTTCGGTGAAAAGCTGCGTATCGGCTGCCGCAACGGTTCCTGCGCCACTGCCCACGGCCCCGTACAGCGGCGTCAAATAGGTGGCCGATGTGACCCCAAGGCTGGCTGCTTGATCCTGGATACCTGACCACACGAGGGCCGCCGCCAACGCTGTAAGGCCAGCGGTGCACATGATGTTCGCGCCGTCACGCCGATCGACGACTGCGTTGTCCGGCGGTAGCAGCATCGCACCCACGTCGCCCTTGTGGGCCAGGAACCAGTCGGTGTCCACAACGGTCAGGGAGAGGTGCCCGTTGATGCTGAGTTGCGACGTGGTGCTGCTTCTTATGGGTTCCATCGTGAACGATCCTATCTCAGGCCCAGGCGGCTGTTCCCCAGGTTGCCTGGTTCCAGCCGAGATTCGTAGAGACCGTTCCTGTCACTGTTTCGCCGATAATCGTGGATTCGTCCACCTCACTGACCACGCTCGTGCCCGTGATGGTAGTCGCGCCCTGTGTTGCCTGCTGAAGACCGTTGTTCAGCGTCCCGAGAATATCAACCCAGGTGCTAATACGGCCGGTAAGCTCCCGGCACTAGATCACCCAACCTTCCAGCATCCCGCTCAAATGCGGATCGCTGTGATCTGAGCCTGGCGGTAACCGCCGGTGCTCTGGAATGTCACGCTGTTGCCGATGACGATGAACGTGTCTGTCAGCCCCCAGGAGAAGGCGGTCGCCGAGTCTGGCACGAGGGTTGTCGAGATGATGCAGGTCTGCCCTGAGCGTACCCATCCGATGAAGTCTTCGGATGTGCTGAACGAAATGCGCTCTGCGGCGAAGGCGTACTCCTGGCGCTCCCGTAGGGCTCTGGCAAGGGCCATCGGTGTCGTACTCAGGGACGTATCATTGATGTACTCTTCATAAATCCCGCTGTTCGGCCCTGTGTACGTGACCTGTGAAGCGTGGTCTGTCGCCTGTGCAATGATGGGGAACTCGTAGTCGTACCAAAGCTGGATACGTACACCAGCCGCAGGTGCGGACGAATTCCCTAGATACCAGCCGCCTACGGAGTTCTGCGTCACAATCCAGCCGGACGGTGTCGTGCTGGTGTTGCCCGCCTGGACCACGGTCACCACGGTTGCCACGCCGTTGACTTTCAGCACGGGTGACCCGGTGACGGTGAACCGCAGACCCCACGTCGTCGTCGTCCCGTCCCCGCGCCATGCGCCGGTCGGGCCCGTTGTGTTGACGTTGCCGTGGACTACAGCCTGATTGGCACCCTGGACAAGGACCCGGTTGCGTATCGAGGTGCCGTCCCATTCGTAGCCGAACTGGCTTGTGAGCATATGGCCCTGCGTCGTGCTTCCGCCGACTGTCGGGGTCGTTGTGAAGGTGACGCCGGACGAAATGGCCGTTGAGGCGTCATAGAAGTGCAGGTGCCTGCTCTGGTCCACGTACCAGCCGTACGGGGTGACCTGGCTGGCCAGCGTGGCGAGTTTCTTCCACGCGTCGCTGAGTGTGGTGTAGTTGAGGATGAAGCTGGACAGCACAGGGCCTGGGGCGATGAATCCGCCGTTGGGGATCGTTTTCGCGTCAATGCCGCAGTTCGCCTGCTGGGTGAGCGAGATGACTATCTGGTCGACGGTCTTCCCGAAGAACTGCCCGGCCACGATGACGTTGTCCGCGTAGAACGTGTAGTCCGTGCAGTTGAGGGTCCACTCGTTGCGGTTCGATCCGGAGATGCTGAGGACCGGGTCGTTGACGACTCCCGCGAACAGGAAGACGCCCGCAGTGTTGTCGTGCAGGCTGATCTGGCTGAGAACCGGGATGTAGAAGTTTGGGTGCGCTTGACCTTGCCAGTCGTCGACCAGGGGGACAGTGGCAGTGTCCCCCTGGCGGCCGAAGTTCTGGTTGATCGTCAGCTGGGCACTGGCACCGGCCCAGGCCATTTTGTTGGTGTAGTCGGTGGGGCTGCCGCCCGGTGGGGTGATGAGAAGGGTGAGGTTCGGTGGGGCGATGGTCACCTAGTTCCTCCTTCTCAGAACCTCGACCGGTAGCCGCCGGACGGCAGTACCAACGTTGCGAGCCGCTTCTCCATTTTCTGGAGGAGCTGGTCGGTGTCGCGGTCTGACATGATCTGGGCACCCCGCAGGTCCACGTGGATGTGCAGTTCCGAGGCGCTGGAGGAGCCAGCGCCGATGCCGCCTGTAGTAAGGCCGCCAGCCACCGTCAGCTGTCCGCTGACCGCGTTCTTGGCGGAGGCTGTCAGTCCGGCGCCGAGGCGTCGGACGGCGGCGTGTGCCACCTCGGCGTGCTTGTCGATACCGGCTGCGATTCCGTGGGGGATCCACTTGCCCACTTCGTCGGCGAACACCTTCGAGGGGGATCCGATGCCGAGGAAGCTCTTCGCTGCCTTCAGTGCATTACTGGCCAGGTTCGTCATGGCGTTGATCAGGTAGCTGGCGGCTCCTTCAACACCCTTGATCATGCCGTTGACAAGGTCAATTCCGAAATTAAAGAAATTGTAAAGGAACCCGGTCAGCCAATTCCAGGCATCAATAATCGGCTGAATGACAACCTGCTTGACCAGCGTCCACGCACCCTTTGCTTGGCTGACGATGCCGTTCCACTGCCCGTTCAGGAAGCCAGAAATCATGTGGATCACTGGCTGCAAAAGCGTCCAGATTTCCCGGATCGGCGTGATCACAACGGCCTGGAAAATGGCCCAAGCGCCCTTGGCCAGCCCGACGATCATGTGCCACTGCCCGACGAAGAAGCCAGACACGGCGTTCCACACAGTTCGTGCAGTATCTATGATTTGCTTGTGGAAATGATTCCAGATAGCGACAAGAACGCCGATCGGAAAAGCGAAGATGACGAGGAGAAGTGGCCACCATTTCTCAAAAAATGCCTTGATCGTATTCCACACAGATACCGTCGTATTGACGATCGCATTCCAGACGCCAACAACTGAATTCCAGAGAGACAGTGCTGCACCGGCTACAGCGTTCCAGGCAGTCTCCAGCCCGTGCCACGTGGACACAGCTGCCGCAACAAGCCATTTGAACGTAGCAACCACGGCGGCGATCGTGACCTTGATCACGATACCGATAACCTGGAACACTCCGTTGACGATGTCTCGGAATGTCTTGAAATGCGTGTAACAGTAGACCAGGATCAGAACAAGGGCGACAATGGCGGCAACAATGGGATTCTCTGCGACGAGGGTGAGTGCGCCATCAAGGAGCTCAGCGATGATAATGACCATCTTGATAGCCGCAAACACGGCGATCAGCGCACCGACCACCTTGAACACCGTGATAACAAGCTGCTGGTGCTTCTCGATCCACGCCGCCAGTGGGGTGACAATCTTAGCGATCTCCGTTGCCAGAGATACCACCTCGGGCAGCAGTGCCGTACCGATAGCAATACCGGCGTTCTTGATGGACTCCTTGGCGCGGTCCATCTGGAAGGCTGCGGTCTTCTGGAGCTCCGCAAAGCCTTTTACGTTCCCATCCGCCTGGGCGGATGACGCGCCGATCGTCGCAATAGCCTTCGCGGTATCCCCGGCATTTTTCCCGGTGGTCATAAGAGCAACGTTAAGACCGGCCGCTGTACCTACCAGCGAGCCAAGAGCACCCGCATACGTCTGGTGCAGTTTCGGGGCGCTCTTCGCCGCGACCTGAGAGAGCCACTCCAGCGTTCCGCCAAGGCCCTGAGTCGACATGTGCTGGTTGAGCTCCTGCGTCGTGATGCCGACGGCCTTGAATTCCTTCCTCATGACCGTGGACGGCTTCTCAAGACTGCGAATCGCATTCGCCAGGTTCTGCGATGCACGCTGAGCAGTAACACCATGCGAGGTCATCTCGGCAAGGGTGCCCGCCACGTCATTGAACTTCAGACCAACGGCCGCCGCGAGGGGGAGCACGTTTCCCATGGCAGACGACATGGTCTGGAACGTCGCCTTGCCAACAGACACAGCCGTCGTCAACTGGCTCGTGACAAATGCCGCCTGCTGACCCTTGTAGTGGTAGTCCTTCAGAATGTCTGTGACCGCGTTTGCTACGGTCGCGAAATCGGCACCCTCGGTTGCTGCACCCTGAGTGGCTGCTTTCAGAACGTCCAGGCCACCGTGCGCTGCATTGTATCCGGCAGACTCCACCACGTACATGGACTTGGACAAGTCGTCCGCTGAAACACCTGTCTGATTGGAGATCGAGAGGATGCCATCTCGGACCGTGGCGAGAGCACTTTGCGACTCACCGGCCGTTGTCACCAGACGCGTCGTCAGTGTCTGGAAACTCATCGCCGACTTGATCGACTCATATCCGATACCGGCAACGATTGCGACAGCCCCGAAAGCGGCGTTCTTCGCCTTCGTGGACGACTCCGCACTGGCGGCACCGGCCCGGGTCGCCGCAGCAGCCTGGGTGTCGGCCGCAGTAGTGGCTTCCCGGGCAGCAACAACGTTCGCACCCGTTGTGGCGTCAACCGTGGCAGCGAGACGAGCCTCAGCGGCACTCATCTCCGCTGCTGCCGTGGCCGTACGGCGCTGAGCAGCCGTCAACTCATCCGCTGCTGCGACAAGGCGTGTCTGTGCCGCTACGTCGCCGTCCGCAGCCGCGAGGGACTGCCGCTGCGCCTGGACGAGGGCTTCCTCGGCGGTGGCCTCCTCCTCCGTCGCCATCGCCAGCTTCGCCCGGGACGCGGACAGCTGGGACGTGGCAATGGTCACCGCATCGCCGCCGGAAGCCGTCGCCATCAGCCCCGCGTCAATCCGGGCCGCCGCCTCCTCCGCAGCCGTGGCGGCAAGCTGGGACGTCTCCGCCATCTCAGTGAAACTGCCGCTGACACGGTGCAAAACGTCGGAAACGAGGTCGACACCCGTAATGGTGGCGAGTACCTGAATAGCTTCAGCCAGCATGGCCCTGACTCCTCCGATGCTGTTCCTCGCGCCGAATCAGCTGAATGTAGACGAGGTAGTCCTCTGCCTCCGGCCACGGCAGTTCCCGGAACTCGTCGAGAGACATTCCGATCTGCTCCTTGAGTTCCTTACGCAGGAGGAACGTCGAAAAGCTCGGGGGCCCCTGCGTCCCCATCCGCACTGCTGCCGAGGTCTTCAACAGGAAACTGGCGATCCTCCTCCGGAGTCCGCACCTTGTTCTGGCCGTCGACCGTCTTCCACAGTTCGTCGAAGATGCTCCCGGGGAGCTGCTGCACGGACTTGAGGCTGAGCGGCCAGACGGTTCCGTTGTCGTCATCCAGGTTCCACGCCTTGATGGACGCCAGGAGCATCAACTGCCGGTAGCGTGCGACGTCGGGGGTGGGAACGGCCTCACCGCCGGTCATGACGACCTTGGACAGTGCCCGCTCCGCGTCCTCCTTGGAGCCCTGCGAGACGTGCTTGGCGAGGTCGACCCAGTACCCCCGCTCGGCATCGACAACGACTCTGTTGACACCCTCGTATGCAGTAAGAAATCCCATGGAGTCCCCTTGTTTTGTGGCTTTGAAAAGGCCCCTGACGAAGGACGCCAGGGGCCGGTGCAGAAGTACAGCTGCGATGATCCCGAGCTGTACGTAGAAGCTGACAGGCATGACCTAGTACGGAATGTAGACGCTGTTCGAGACAGTGGCCTGAATCGTGTACTGTGCTCCGCCAGTAAGCGGACGTGTCGCCTCGAAGGACATCGCCGACATGATCGTGTCGGAAATCTTCACGTCGTTGTTGAACTTGGTCACTGCGATCTGCGGGCACACGAAGTTGATCGTGCTCGACAGAGTCGGGTGCTGAAGCTGGAAACCCAGCGCACCGAGCGTCTGTGCGTCGAGGCGGTTGAAGTCGCCGTAGGTAGAGTCATTCAGGCTGGACCACACCACGTCAACAGACCCGTTCACATGCAGCGTGACCGGCGTCAGGAAGCTTGGACCGTGCTGCCCGGAGAACGTGTACGTCTCTTTGACGCCGTTCTCAATCACGATGTTGACGTTGCTCGTGTCGGCGCGCAGCGAGTTGTAGAAGTTCAGCGTCGCCTCAGTAAAGACGAACGGCAACTCGTTGGTCACTGAAATGGCCGATGGAGTGGTCAGTACAGCGACAGACCGGCCCATCAGGTCGGCCGTGATCTCGGCAGCCGCATTGCCGACTGGCATTTTCAGATCGAACTTGTTGACGCGGCATCCGGCGAACTGGAGCGACTGGAAGTTGCCGAGGTTCTTCTCCACGGTCAGCGAAGGGATCGTGGACGCCCCCTCGACAAACGTGTGCGTGAACGGAGCAGCCACCAACGCCACTGGTGCAGCAGACGCATGAGCGTACGTGAGCGCTGCGTCCAGGGTCAGCGTGTTGGTTGAAATGACCGTGATCTTCCGGCACTCCGCAGTGGTGGTGCCGGTAACAGCGTTGACGTCGATCTGGATAATGTTGCCGACAGCCAGACCGGCAGCCGACGTAACTACGACTGTCGTTGCCGTCGCGATGCTGGGGGAGCTGAGCGTGGTGGTCGCCGCATACGTCGTCACAACCACGCCGGATGCGTGTCCGAAGGCGAAGGCGTCCGCCACGGTGATCGAGGTGCCCGCCACGACGGTGACTTTCCGGACTTCCTGGAAGACACCCGTGTCTACCGTCACCTGCTGCCCGACGGCGAAGCCGCTTCCCGAGGTCACCACAAAAGTCGTGGCACCCGCAGTAATGGCTCCGTTGACCGTGGTCGACGTCAGCGAGGCGAACGTTCCGATGACACCGAAGCTGGCGTTTGCGTCCTGTCCGACTGAAGCGGCCACCAGTGCCATGGCATTCGAGGGGAACAGCGGCCCGGCAAGCGCACCCTGGTACTTCGCCTCACCCTGGAGGTTGTAGATGTGCAGGTCGCGAACGCCCTGCATGACCTCGGGCGAGAACCAGCCGGGATCCTCCGTCATTGAGTTCGACGTCATCGGCAGGAACGTGCTCGGAACAACCGGAGTGCCGAACGTTACTTCTTTTGCAATTCCGGTGGCAGAAAGACTACCGAGCCGCTCAATGATCGTGGGAAAAGGCACGGTCCCTCCTTACAGGGTCTCGGTGTCCGCTGCCACGGTGGCATCGGTGGCTTCTGGCAGTGCGTCGAGAAGGACCTCAACAACAGCTTTTCTCTTGCTTACTGGTCGAACTCCGACCGCCTCGGCCACCTCTTCGACATCACTCCGGCGCGTAAACGACTCGGCCAGATCGTCGGGGACTGTGAACTCCGCGCCCGGTTCCACCTCGCCGACACCGGCTGTATGGAACGTGACGGTGAGCGGCCCCGTGTAACGCAGCTTCACAGGCTCTCCTAAAGCTGTTCGGGTTTGATGTACTCGCTGACGGTGAGGGTGAGCGTGCGCCGAATGAACGGCTGGACCCTGTCTATGGCCCGCCTTGGGAAGTCGTTCGCCGTCGTGCCCGGGTGCTGAACCGACCGCCGGTAGTAATGCGTGCCACCGCGCTCCCAGTGCAGGATCTTCCCGGACCCTTCGCCACCCTTGGGGATCTCGTGGCCACGGGTTCCGCTGATCACATACTTGGCGTACGGAACATCAGAGGTGAAGACCATCGACACGCCCTTGCCGATGCCGCCGCCGACACTGTCGAGTCTGATGGACTTCTTCAAGTCGCCCTTTACCTGGCCACGGGACAATACGGTGTCGTCGTACTTGTACTCCGGTGCCTCGGACTTGAGGGCGTCCAGGACGACAGGAGCGACCCGGCTGCGCCACGTGGCCGCCATGGGCCTGAAGGCCCACTTGGGAAAGGCGACTTTGGCCCCCTCGACCCTGATCTGGATACTCATGCCTGCACCGCCTCGTAGAGCTCCATGCCGATCCGGGCCGTGTAGTAGAGCATGCGCAGCGTTGCGGGGGTGCGTTCCGGCGGGTACTCGAACTCGAAGTTCTCGCCGACGTTCAGGAGCTGACTCACAACACCGGTTACCGGGTCAGTGATGAGCAAAGGTGTCTGCGTGGTCCACAGTTTGTTCATCACTGCGTCCACAATCAGAGGGAATTCTGTGTCCAGCGTGGGGGAGTCCGGATTCGTCTCGTAGACGAGGTAGATGTCCATCATCCAGGCGAGGTGCTTGAAACCGGCCCCGCGTGGCATCGTCTGCCGTTGGATACGCAGCCTGCTGCCCCAGACGTACGCTTTCGGGCTGTCGAGATCCTCAACCGTCGGCGGGGTGATGTACGCCTGCAAAGGGGTGGTCATGCCCGGGATGGTGAGGCCGTCCAGTTGGTTCTGGAGGTATAGCTGGACCGAGTTCAGTGGCGTGGTAAACACCTCCTACCAGGCGCGTGGCGCGTTCACGGTACGCACGTGTGCATGACGGTGACCGACATGCCTGTCATGCACGGCCTTCTTGCGCGCCGTATGCGCTTTCTTCCGCCGGACGCTTTTGCGGGACTTGACCTTCTTGCTGTTGTGCCAGGCCACCAGGCCTCCTAGATCACCCTGCGAAAGGGCTCCATGATCGACTCCCACTGGAGGTGCAGATCCGAGATTCCGTGGCCGCCAGCCGTCTGTGAACCCGTGATGTTCTGAATAGAGACGCTTGTGATACCGGACTCCAGCGCCTGCGACATGGCCGCCAGGATGGTTGCCCAGAGCACATCCGAGGGGATCGTGGAAATCACAATCGACGCCGGATTCGAGCCGACGTGCGCAAAGGTCACCGGGGCCGACAGAGTGAGCGTCCCCGGCCCCGCCGCAACCGTACCGCCACCGTTGGGAAGCACCAGCGGAGTGGTAGCCGTCACGGAAGTGATGTGCACCGTCTCCGAGCTCGCGTCGTCGTAGATGTGAGCCGAGGCACCAGCAAAACCCGTAACGTCATCCACCTGAATGGTGCTGGACCCGGCGGTCACATTCGCCATGATGCCCGCATGGGGCCAGCCGTTGATGTAGGAGCACGAGAACCTGAATCCGTTGCGCCCGAGCCGCCACGTGGCAGCACCAGGAGCAATGATGATGGACTGGCCACCCGAACCGCCTGAGCCGCCCGACGTGTAAGAGCCGTACACGCCGATGACCGGATTCTCGATATCCCAGAATCCTGACGGCACCTGGGTCCACTGACGGGGAAAAACAGCGTTCCCAGACGTCTGGACAGCCAGGATCTGGGTCACAGGCCACCGGGACAGGATCCATCGGACGTTCCCGGTGGCCTGTTCGAGGTTGATGCGGTAGTCACCCGGACCGGACCGCTGCTCAGTGTCGGCAGTAGCCCGCAAAGTCTGGTTGACGAATCCGTCGATCATTGTCGTCGCACGGTGACAGATGTTTGTCTGTTCAGCGAACTGCTGAGCAGTGGTGGCCTTTGGCATGGGAATAATCGACCACGCCACACCCGTCGGAGCCGAGGTAAGCATAGAAGGTGTGATGTAACTCGTTGCCACGCGGCCACCTCCCTGTCACTTCGGATCCGTCACGCCGAGTCTCTTGGCGCATCGTTTGCACAAAAACCGGCTGTTCTCCAAGTCTGTGACCTTGTGGCTGTCACAGAAGAGCGCCCCGCACGAGGCGCAAGCGCCGACCGGGATACTTCGCGAATTCGCGTTACAGAAACGGCAGTTACGGCTGTTCCGTATATAGCCTCCCGATCGGCGACGTACTGCCGTCGTCAGCCCAGTACGGTCTTGATTGCTGCGATCTGGTCGTCCCGGGAGCGCGTAATCGGCACGCCGTGCTGCTTGGCGATCTCCCGCAGTTCATTGATGGTCAGGGTGTCCAGGTCGGGCGTCTCCGGCTTGACCGGCTCGGCCTGCACGGGCGTCTGGACGGTAGCGGAAAGCTGCGGGGCACGAGAAGGCTCGGGAGTCGCCACAATGTCGGCCGCAGGGGCTCCGACGGGCGCGGCGGGGGCGATATTCCCCGTCGTCATGAACTGCATGAACTGCCCGAGGATGGCAGGCAGGTCTCCGAGCTTCGCGAGCTGGCTGAGCGCGTCAGCCGTACTCTGGGCCTGCTCAAGAGCACCCCGCTTCTCGACGTCTTCGCGGGCATTCGTCTCGTCGATGGTCTCCGGGATGGTGGTGACCTGAGTCGTCCACAGAGAATCCGAGCGCAGGAAGTCCTCGCAGGGGTGGCAGTTCAGGGCCCAGACGCGGGCCGGGGCACCAGCAACGACGGGTCGACGGTGGACTTCGCCACAGCCTCCGTGGTCACCGGAAACAGCTACCGCAGCGAGGTCACTGCGGGCGTAAAGAGTCATCTCGTTCTCTTTTCGTTGAAGAAGTTGGTTAGACGACGAACGTCTCGGTGCCGCACTTGGTGCAGTGTGCGTTCCACACGTTCCAGACCCGGCCGCAGTCAGGGCACTGTCGCCCCTTCTTGGTCCCGAAAGACTGGGACCCTTTTCCGGAAATGAAGTCCTGCTGCCCGTACTGACCGCTCTCAATGGCAGCGGCATGCCTGTCCGAGACCGTGACCGTCCCACCCGCACGGGGGGCGGTGTACTTCGTACCGTCCTTGCAGTCGAAGCCTTTACAGCCCGGCGGCAGGTTCACCTTGACAGACATGCTTTCCCCTTACTGTGCCGAAGAAATGAGCCAGCTCACCGGCCCTGTTGGTGCCGCAGCGGCAATAACACTGAGCGTGGTGCCCTTCGACCCGGGATACGTCGGAATGGAAACCGGCGGGGCCCCGCTCGGAATGGCGAAACCGTTCGTCGTCGTCGCTGTCACGCCAGCAGCCACATAGACGATCTGGCCGCAGTTATTGCTGATGACGACCGTGCCGACCCCGGGCGGTACCACGCACAACTGGGCCGCCGTGCTATTGCTGAGCGCCGGAAGGCTGGTCGAGGTGAGCGAACCGCCATTGATCATTAGTTCGCCCCGAACCAGAGGTTGTAAGCACCAGTCGCAGTGTTACTCGCCATGGTGATCGAGGCGGGGAGCGCAGTGGTGTTGGAACCCGTGGCCGACACCGCGAACGGGTACTTGGCGGCAGTGTTGCCAAAGGTGGTAGCCGAACCCATCGTGGCGACACCCGTGGTAACCGTGTTGAGTCCAGTTCCCGTGATGGTGGACAGAACCGGCTGGGTGGACGCGTTGAAGAACACGCCGAACCAGTAGTTGGCACCACCGGCTGGGACCGTGAAGGCGGCAGTCAGCGGGCACTGAATGGCACCCGTGTTGGTGCCGATGGCGGTCGTAAGATCCGCCGTAGTGGCCACGAGTGCGCCAGTGGAGCTGTAAATACCCGCGAAGTTCTGACCGGTGGTCGGGGTCACTGCTCCAGTGGCAATCTTGATCCACAGGTTGGTGACCACGGTGCCGCCAGCCAGCGGAGTCTTTCCGAGGTACAGCGCACCGGCGGTCGTTACAGCACTACCAACACCCGTGGCGAGGTAGTACGGGTAGTTCCAAGCGGCCAGATTGAGGGAACTGGGTGCAATGGCCTCGCTGAGGTCATTCACGGGGGTCGGACCAAGAGTGGCGTTGCCAGCCAGGTTGACCACGCCACCCAGGGTGGTCGTGGAACCGGCGTTGGTCGTCAGCGAGGAACCAGAACGGAACTGCGTCGCACCGTCGTTCCACACGTTCTGCAAGTTGAGGGACGTACCCGCCGGAGGGAGGGTACCGAGGTCAGAGCCGCCAACGGGCATCGTTTACTCCTAACAGGGGATGCCCGGCGGGAGCAGGGGAAGGACTCCCGCCGGGCGGCTTTTTGGGTTACTCGTTGACGGACAGCGACGCAGGGCCGCAGAGCGCGCTGGTCAGCGTGCCCGAGGTGGCGGCGATAGCATAGATGTCGAAGGTCGTGCTCGACTGGAGAGCATTGAACCCGTTGATCGTCACCTGCGCGCCCGCTGGAACGCGGAGCCCGGTCACGGCAGTCACGGCGGACTGGCCGATGAACATCGTGTTCTTGCCCGTGTTGATCACGGTGACATCACCAATGGTGATACCAGCAGTGATGCCGGAGGCGTCCGAGTCGAAGATGAGCGTGGCGGTGCTGAGAACCGACGCAGTAGCCTGAGTGGCCGCGCCGTTTGCGAAGATGGCCATTCGGCCTGTCCTTTCCGTGGGAAAGGGGCACCAGAGCATATCTGGTGCCCCTTCGGCCGATTAGCTGAACGGGGTGGTGTCCGAGACCTGGAGACCCTGGAGAATGCCGCTGTACTGCGGGGCGTGGGCCACGAGAGCTCCGTACATGAAGATGCTGTAGCGGAACGTCGCGTCAATGACCGGCCACGCCACAGACACGTAGTCCTGGACCATGGTCATCTCCCACGCGTTCGCAACGTTCGTCCACGTCTGCGGGAGCTGGTAGGACATCAGCATCGCGGAACCCTGGGTCAGCCACGGGTGCACAACGAGCTTCAGGATCGACCGGGTGATCGGGTTCTGGAACTCGGAGACAGCCGCACCGACGCGGACGCCGGAAACGTCTGGCTGGTCCAGGAACAGACGGTAGTTCGTGGCAGAACCCTGCGAGATGACGTCGTTCGAGAGGCGCATGATGTCGCCGCCCTCACCGACAATCTCCGCCGGGTCGGCACGGAACGCGCCAGGGTTGTTGCTGGTGGTGTTCGTGCCGTTCCACAGAGCCTGGAGGGCCGTGTACAGAACGTTGTAGTTCAGGTGCTGGCCGACCGAAGAGTTGACGTAGCCGCCCTGCCAGTTGCTCGGGTACACACCCGAGGTGGCGGACTTGCCCGTCAGGGTCGGGATCAGGCCCTCCATGCGGGTGCCCGTACCGGTGCCGGTGTCAGCCGCAGGCGGCACGACAACAGCAGGCAGCACAGCGAAGCCCTGGAGGGTGTACTTGGTGCCGCCGACACCGGACGCCATCAGGTAGTAGCTCGTGCCGTCGAAGCCGTAGACGTTCCACGACTGGCCACCAGCGGACATCGCCGGGAAGGTGACGTCCACAACCTGGCCCGCAGCCACCGCAAAGGTGGTCGACGCGGCCGACACGGCAGTGGAGCCGTAGTAGTTGGTCGCAGCCACCTTCACCGCAGTGATGGTGGTGTTGAACGCGGTCTCGTTCGAACCGGCGGTACGGACGGTCGCAGTCGGGGTGCCAGGCGTCGCCAGGACGGTGCTGGACGCCGACAGCATCGCGTACTCCTCACCGAGCATCATCTCCTGGAGGAGAATCAGGTTGGCGAGCGCCGAAATGTCCTCGAAGCCCTGACCGGCGAACTGCGCCAGCCACGACAGCGACTCGGTCAGACCGAAGAAGCGGTACGGGACATTCAGCTGGACCTCGGTCTGAGAACCAGCGTTCGGCAGGTTGAGCGGCCACGAAGTAGACGCCAGAGAACCACTGGACTGAACCAGCTCGGGAATCGAGATGTCCGTGACGCCCTGGCCACCCGTCTGGGTGCCGGAGATGCCGGTGAACACGCGCTCGATACGGCTGGTGCCCTGACCGGCCGGGCGGGGGAGCTTGTTCCGGAAAACCGTGTACATCGGGTAGATGAGACGGCTCGGAGCGAGCAGGTCAAAAGGCACAAGGCCGGAGACGGTGCCAATGCCGAGGTTACCGGCGGTGAAGCTCTTCAGGGCGTCCGCGCCACCGGGCATCTGTCCCAGAACCTGGGAGAGCTGCTCGCCGATGGACGGAGCGGTCAGCGCGGTCTTCAGGTTGCCGAACTGGCCCAGGAACTGGGGGTTCAGGCCCTTGACGACGTCCGCTTTGCGCGTGTAGCCACGGTTGGTCTCCGTACGGAGCTCCATGGTGGCCTGGTGCGCCTTGGTCAGGATCTGACCCGGGTCACTCAGCGCCTGGTTGCCGGTACCGATGTAACCGGCACCCTTGACCATGTACGACATGCGGTTCTTGAGCATGTCACCGGAACGCGAGTACTGTCCTGCCTGAGCAGACGCCTCGTTGTTGGTCGGCCCGACCGTGGCGGGAGGGACCTCCATGCTGAGAATGTCAGCCATGGTATTTCCTTTCAGCGGGAGTTTTCATTACGGGTTGATCCCCGTCATCTGGTAAAGGCGACTCCAGGCAGCCTCCCGCTGCGCCGGGTCTGGGTTGTTGCGAGCCTCCAACTGGAGAGACTGCATCAGGGCCAACTGAGTACGCTCCGCGTTCTCTGCGACCGTACGGGCGGCCACCGGCACACCCGTAGCGGACTTGTTGGCGGTGTTCTGCATCGCAAGGCCCTTGAAAGGGGCCTCGCGCGGGTCAGGAAGGTCGCCAAGCGCATCAAGGCGCTTCTGCTGCTTCCGCAAAGCCTTCTGGGTGACGGCAAGCTGCTCGGACTGGGCAGTGAACTGCTCCATCAGAGCCGCAAGCTTCTCAACGAGCGGATTGGTGGCCTCGGCGAGCGCACTCTTCATAATGTCGCCGAAAACGGGAGCCTCCGGCTCAACCGCCCCGTCGGACACCGTCGCTGCCTTCTCCACGAAAACGCCCTCAAGACCGGCCGCGTTCGCCGCCTCGCGGGCCTGCTCAATGAGCTCCTGCGCCTTAGCGGTCATCTCCGGGTCCTCCTCCGACTTTCCGACCGGCAGAGGAACCGGACGTGCACCAACTGGCGGCTCCCCACCAAGACCGGGGGCAGCCATGGGGCACAGGTCCGGGAACGTCTGCGCAATGTGGTCGTGCATGGCCTGCATCGCCGATTTGGCGCTGTCCCGCAGGGCGTTGCGGTAGTAGGTGCGGCTCATGCCCGGGGGAAGAGGCGCTGGCTCGATCACGCCCGAGCCCTTGTTCGCAGGTGACTGCTCAGCGCGCCCAGCACTCTGGTAGCCCTGGCTGAAGTCGTCTGCGCTCATGTCGCTCGTGGGCACACTGTGCGTGTTCGGACCGGCATGCCCAGAACTCAACTGTGCCTGCCCCGCAGTCAGAGCCGGACGGCGGAAGCGGGTCGGAGAGAGCTCGGTCGGCGTCGGGAAAGAACCCGGACCCTTGTTGGCGTCCGTGAACTCCTTGTGCAGCTCATCACGGAGCTCCGCAATGACCTCCGGGTCCGTGCCCTTGATCGTGACGGCGTGCTGCCACATCAACGCCATGTGGCGTGCCTCGTCCAGCGGGGCAGACGCGGCGGCGTCGAGGGCCTTCTGCTGCCACTCGACCGCACTCAGCTCGCTGAACGCGTCCGCCTGGAAGCACTTCGCCACGTCCGACGGCTCAAAGGCAGCACACAGGTGGTCGTGCAGCGCCCCGAGGTCATGCGGGGCACCGACGCTCTTGTGCCGGTCGGCGGCCTTCATGTAGCGGCTGTCCGGGTCGGTCGGCAGGCCCGCATCGTGCTCGAACGATTCGATGGCCATACCGTCCGGCTCACGGTGAGCCGGAATGGGGTCAATGCCTGCGGCACCAGGTCCCACAACACCATCCCCCGGAGTCGGCTTGCCCTTTTTCTTCTTTTTCTTCTGAACCTGGGGAGCTGGGACGCCCTTCAGTGACAACCCGCAGTGCGAGCAGAAACTGTGGTCCTCATCGGACGCGGAACCGCAGCCCGAGCACGACATGCTGCCAGGACCGTTCTTGACGACGTCCGGATCGGAGGACTTGTCGGCCTTGGGCAGCTTTCCGCCGCACTTTTCGCAGATGCGGAGCTTGGAGTCCGCGTGGTGCGAAGCGCCGCAGTCGCAGTCCTTCTCGCCCTTGGTGGCGTCCGGCTTTGCCTCGTCGTCCTTCTCGTCGTCCTTCTCGTCGTCGTCGTCGTCCGAGGAGCCGAAAGGCTTGGCGGCACCCTCAAAAGCGCCACCCTTCTTCTTTTTGCCCTTTTCGAGCTCGGCGTCAGGCTCCATCTTCCCCACCCCGATCTCTTCTTTCCAGGAATCTGGAAGTTCGGCAACGAAAGACGGTCCCTTGCGGCGGGCAATACTGATGATGTTCGACTTCAGCTTGTCACTGGAGAAGTTCCCCTCCCCGGCACGCCCGATCGAGGACGCGGCATCGGAGACGTCACCTGGGGTGACAATCGGGAAGGAACGGCCCGACCCAGCGAAGTCGGCGGCCGGAATCTTGTCCCGATCCACTCCCCCGCCGACATCCGGGTCCATCTTCCGCTTCTCGGTGGCATCGCTGGCGGCACGCTCCTCGGCGACCGCACGGTGCTTGAGGAGCTTCGCGAGATCGGCGGGCGAGAAGGAAACGGAGACGTCCGTCGGCAGCTCAACCGAAACGGTCTCCGGATCGGCCGTCTTGTTGATGACGTTGCCGACCGTGCTCTGGAGCTTCGTGATCAAGCGGTCCATGTCCGCGTCCGAGGCGGACTGGACACCCTTCAGCTCCAAAATGATGTCATCCGGCCCGAACAGCTCGTCTACGAACTCAGGAAGACCGTCCGAGGCGGATTTCACCAGCTGCACACCGCAGTTCTTGTTCGCCGGGCGGTCCACGAGGGAAATCTCGACGATCTCCGTGCTGGGTCCGCCCTTGATCCGGCCCCCACGGGCAATCGGGTCACGGACGATGTCCGGGCGGGAAATACCGACCGAATAGGCGCGCAGAACGCCCTTCTCCACGAGCCGCTTCGCCACAGGCTCCACGATGAGGGACTTGACCCACGTCGCGCCCTCAGCATCGGTATTCGCCTCAATGCCGATCCCCGCAGGGTCACGCTGCGAGTTGTGCTGCACACGAACGTTCCCACCGCTGGAAAGCCACGACTGAATCGCCTTGGCGGACCACTCGGGGTCGACGATCTGCTCATCGCTGTCTACCGAACCGTCGGTAGCCTTGCCGTAGACGTAGAGGTCCCCATCCGGGGTCCGCTCGCTCTTGGTGATAGGGAACGAGATGTAGGTCAGGTCCCCGCTGTCTGTCAGAGTGGCTGCCACATCCGACTCCCTTACTGTCGACTACCGGAACGGAAGCACTGCTTAGTCGTCGTCCACCAGCGTGGCACTCGGAAGCCGCCACGCCGGTAGTTCCCCTGTTTTCAGTTTGGTACGCCATTTGCCGTCCGTATCCGTCCACACATACCCGTGGTCGGTCATGACGGCGTCGTACTTGATGCGGACGCGCTCACCGAGCTCTTCCAGCTTGTTGAGCGCGTCCGCAATATCGGCGAGCAGGACAGAAGCGACTTCAGAAGTGCTCATGACTGCCTTTCCTGCCCGGCTGCAAGCGCCGCCAGGACGAGGGGGAGGTCCGCCAACAGTTCGGCCCGAATTGCCGGATTGCCTTGCAAATGGTCGACGTCCCACCAGGCGAGGGACTCGAACTCATCACCGTCCGGGTCGTCCGGGTTCATGACATCATCCCGGCTGTCCCCGATCTGGACACTGTCCTCCGTGGGCACTTCGTAGACGAATCCACGGTACTTTCCGTTGGACGAGAGCCATTTGCCCCGCAGGCGTCCGTCAGGCAGGTGCAGACCCGTCTCCTCCTGCCACTCCCGCACAGCACCCATAACAGGAGACTCGGAATCCTCCAGGCAGCCGCCCGGGAACTCCCAGGTGCCTGCGGCGGGATCCGGAGGAGTCGTGCCCATCTTGTCGGAGACGCTTTCGCCGTCGTCGTGGCTGATGGAGCCATCCGCATGAGACCACCAGTCACTCCCTTCCATGCCCCAGGCGGCGGGAGTACCACAGGGGCATACGGCGGCTTGACCGGCCGCCCGCTGGAGCATCAGGACACGGCCCGAATCGGCTGCCCGGATAGCAATACCCGAAGCGACCGGACCCTGCGGCCCGAACCTCTTCGCGACACCGCCGGAAACACTCTCCGGATCCCACGCGTCACAGACGTCACTGGACCGGATGACACCCTCGACCAGCGTGCAACTGTCCGGGGCACGGAACATGGAGCACGTTCCGCAGCTCTCCCCCGCCTCCGTGGCCTGCCGGTAATCCACCGACTCGGGGGTGACCTTCTCCCGCTTGCTCGCCGAATCCGGCTCCTTGTGGAACTGGTAGGCATGCGTCTCGAACCACGGGCCGTCCTGGGAATGCACCCGGCCGATGTACACCAGCGCCGGACGCCCCAGCTCCTTGTACGCCAGAGCACGGTGATGCCCGTCAACGACATCGACAGTGGAATCCCCCGGCTCCAGCACAGTCACCGACGGCTTCGGAACATCACCGGAGCCGATCCGCTCCTTGAAAGCGTCGACCTTCTCCTGCTGGTGGTGCGCAGCCCAGTGCTCCTCATTGCTGTAGTTCACAAACTCCTGCGGAAGACTCACCGGGCCAGTCCAGCGGGCCTTTTTGACCCACTGAATGGACTCCGGCGGAAAGTTCTTCAGCAGCTGCTCGTACACCACGTCGGCGGACACCGAGGGATGCGCCGGGATGTGCACCTCGGACTTCGCCGTCTGAATACCCTCGGCGTCGTGCGGGAACTTCGTGAAACCCCCGCCACCGGCCGGATTGCTCCACCAGTCAGGCTTGTCCGGATCCGGATCCGCCCAAAACTCCTGGCCGCTGTCCGAAACCCGGCGCATCCGCCGTGAGACGTCAATCGCAGTATCCACGTCCAATCCCTTGGCCATGTACTCCGCAATACGGGCCAGCACGTCGTTGTCGATGTGCTTGGCCTCCCAGGTGGAGATCATCCGACCCTTTTTGACGTGCCGGGCGAGGGCCTCGAACTCCGACTGCACCGCCCGCTCGTCGCCCTCGCTCTTGGCAGCCCGCGAGGCGCGGGGGCGCTTGGAACCGGCCGCCGCAACATCGTGCGCCGGTGTCTGGGCGTTTCCGTTGCCGTCGGTCGGCTTCGCACCCGCCGCCGGTTTGGCGGCAGGCTTGGCGGCAGGCTTGGCAGCCGGTTTCGCTGCGGCAGCTGCACCCGCCGCCGGTTTCGCGGCCGACGGAGACGGCTTCGTCCCCGCAGGCGGCATCCCCGGAACCTCCGGAGGCGTCACCGGCGGCGTTACCGCAAGCGTCGGAGCACCCGTAGCACCCGCAGGAAGAGCCCCGAACTCCGGACCCTGGAGATTGTTCGTCCGCTGCGCCTCCACCGCCTCCTGGAGCGGGAACCAGCCCTGCGGCGTCGCCCACCCCGGGTCCGAGGTCTCCGGCAGGCCCCACGGCTGCAACTTCAGCTCGGAACGCGCCTCGTCGATCGAACGCAGACCCGCACCCACCTGCTGGGTCAGCAGCTTCGTAAGGACCTCCTCGTCCTTCTCCTCCTGCGTCCCCTCGAATACGAACCGCATATCGTCCTGCTTGCAGATCACCTGGAGGATGTAATCCATGATGTCCGCAATGAACGTCAGCGTCGGCTTCGTGGCCTTACGGGCCTGAACATCCTGCGACATCTTCGCCATCTGATGCGCAGCACCCGGCGAGGTGGTCGTAGACACCTTCGGCATGATGCCCAGCTCCATCGGCTGCACATCGAACGCCATACAGACCTGGTTCATCACCACTTCGTCGAACTGGTCCGCAAGCTGCTGCTCACGCTGCGGCATCACCTTCGAATCCGAGGGAAGAACAATGATCTTGTGCTTCCACGCCGGGTCACCGGCAATCGCATTCAACGCGTCCTGCAACTCGCGGATCTGATTCGGCGTCATGTTCGAGTTCACGCCGCCAGGACTCACATACACCGCCGGAACCGTTCCCTCACGGAAATAGTCCAGCTGGTAGCCCTGCTTCTGCAAACCCGACATCACCGGAATCAAGGCCCGCTCGATCGGCGGAAAACCGTACGGAGTCCACCGGCGCGGCACCATCGGCAAGTACAGCAACTGGTTCGCGTGCCAAGAATTGACCTCGGAACCCTTCAAGTTACCGTTCGCGATGTCCCGCTCCGTCAGCAGCGTCATAAAATCAGAACGCGGCACCCCGTACAAGTACTGCTGGTACGCGGCAGCCGGAGGACGAGGCCGGGCACCATGCATGTCCAGCAGCGGGCGGATCGTCGGCCCGTTGATCAGCGAAACAGAATCCAGGTTCGACCCCAGAAGCCCCTTCTTGCTGGAACGGTCCCACTTGGAGCGGAACAACAGCGACAGCGCGTCGAAAACGAAAATCTCCTCCAGGAACGCGTCGATGAACGAGTCCCACGAGAAATAATCCGGATCCGGGCCGCTCCGGAAGAACTTCATCGCCTCCTGGCGGCGCTCCCCGAAGTCCTTCATGTCATCATGCGACCCGCGCATCGCCTTCGCCGCATCATGGGTCGGCATGATGTCCCAGTCGATGCCACGGATCTCATTCTTCCGCAGCTGAATGCACGCACGCGCCACCGAATACAAGTCCGCCAGCGAGCGCAGCGTATTGAAGTCCGCGAGCTTGATGCCCTCCGAGCCCGGAGTACCCGTCGGAAGGTTCCAACCCACCTGGTACTCGTACAGGCGTGCGTCCGGAAAGTCCGAACCCGGCTCCGGACCGTCCACCGGCACCGGCAGAATCGGCGAGAACGGGCCGAACGCGCCATTGAGGAAGTCATCGGCCGGACGCGGCAGATACGAACGGTACGCATTCGTCCAGGACCCGTCCTGGCCCCCCGTGTCCAACTGCCGGGCCATCGGGGACACCGAACCGATATACCCGTTCCCGGAACCCTGCGCCGAGGGGCTCTGCTGCTGACGGATCGCCTTCGCACTGGAAATAATGGAACCGCGACCGGCCATGGGCACCCCCTTTTTTCAGAATGCTACAGACCGAGGTCGAGCGCTACCAGACTGGCTGCCTGCATCGTGTTGTCGGTGTTCAACGCGTACGCCGTAAACGCGACAGTATGCGAACCAGGACTGAGAACCGCTTTCGCGACAATCTGCTGACCAGCAGAATCATTATAGATACTGACGCCGTCAACACTGATGTCGACCTGCGCAATATCGTTCTGGGCGGCATTGCTGCGCCCGAAGAACAGGACCGTGTGCCCAGTCCCGGTGACAACCTCACTGGCCGCCTGAAACAGCGACGTACTGGCGTTCTGCGGCAGCGGCACGCCCACTGCGGTAGCCACCAGCAGCGAAACGGGCGTACCGGAACCGGTCGTGGTACTGATGCTGGCAGTCACATACGTCCTCTACGGAAGGGCAAACTTGGAAGCAGACGTGATCGTGCAGTTGGCGGTGTCCGCCAGACTGGTGCAGATACGGGTCGTGGCAATCCAGGCGGTGACACAACCGATACCGAGGAAGTCCGGATTGGGTATGTAGCCACTGGTCCCCACAGACGCGACCGCCGCAGCGAGGCTCCCGAAAACGGTCTGCCCGTACTGAACGATCATCTGGTCGGCGACCGTACCGGACCCGAAAATCCACAGCCGCTGAAGCGTAGAAGAATTCGTGCCGCCGCCGACAGCCGTCTTCACACCGTTGTTGTCATAGTTCAACGGGTCGAAAGCACTCGTCGGAACCGTCGTCTCCGAATTCGTGGTACGCAGTGCGTACAAGAACTGTGCTGGTGACTCAGCCGGAGCGGTCACCACGTGCGGATCATTAGACGTACTGCCGGACGCGAGGCCCCACCCGAACGACGGGGAGAAGAACGAACCCACCGCCTTGTTGAACGTCAGATTCGCGTTCGGCGTCACTACATTGTCCGTAGGCTCGAACGGCCCCAGCCCATACATCAGGTCGTAAACCTGATTGTGGTTCTGCTGAAGCACCGTCGGCAACGCCTGAAGCGAGAAGATCGCCCCACCAGGCGGGGTGGATCCGGTGATCCCGAGCTGGATCAGCGTACGGCGCTGCGCATCCGTAGGCCGCGCAGCCAGCGCGCTGATGTTGCCGTTGACGTCCGAAACCCACCAGTTCACCACCCGGTTCGCCGCAGCCCCGCTGATCGTGACCGTCTGCGCGGGAATCGTCACCGGCGTGATGATCGGATTGTTCGGCTGGGAGACAAAATCGCAAAGAAACGCGTTGGCCTGGGTGAACGTGAACGTGTTCGTCGGCGAACTGACCGCCATGAGACCACCGGACACAACACCCGTGGACAGCGACGGATACTTCGAATTCGGGTTATACGACATACCAGGCCCCCGTGACCCCGCCACTAGAAGCCACCGTGATGGACACGTACTGATTCACAAGCGTGGAAGTCGGAGCACCATCAATGGTCTCACCGGACTGCGCAGCCACAGTAACCACGTTGGTACTGCTGTCGATCTTCTTGATGTCATACCGGTTCAGAACCCCGACAGCACTAGGCAGCGTGACAGTGACCGGAGCCGACGCAGCATTGACATAAACCGTCCGGTCGTACACCGTCAACGCAGACGAACCAGTGATCGTCCTGTACCCGGTGTTCTGAAGGGAAATCCAGATCGCAGCACCCGTCGCCACACCCACCGCAATGAAAACACCGCCCGAGGTGTTGTTGATCCACAAGGAACCCTTGGCATAACCCTGAGTACCGTCATTGGAAACCGTAGGCGCAACCGTTGCCGTGACATTCGTCAGCGGCACACCGTTCAGACTGTTCCCGAACGCATGCGGAGTCCCCCACAGGCCAGCAGCCCGGGGACCGTAATAGAACCCGACGTTCGTCGTATCGAGGTAGAAATCCCCGTCGAGGGACCCCACAAGATTCGACGCCGGAGCACCCGCCCCCGAAAGCCAGCTGAACCCACGCGGACCGGACGTACCCGCCGTGGTAACCGTGACATTGACCACCGAAAGCACCCCCCTACGGAGCCGGAACCGCCTGTGCGAGGAACACGCCCGTCATCAACGCCGTCGCATCACTAAGACCCTGGTCCATCCACAGCGTGTAATTGCCGCCACCACCGGACAACAGCCCCGTCGCAGCAGCATTCACCACCACCGTCACCGCAGAAGCGGCCGTGCTCACCAGGATCGTGCCATTCCCGGTGGACGCCGTACTGGTCACACTGAAAATCGACGCCGCCGAAGAAGCCGTACTGCGGACAATGAACTCGAAAATCTTGCCCGTCAGGTTCGCGAGAGAACCATCCTCGTTGTACACCGTGACGACCACCGACCACTGCGACCCCTGGGCCGTCACAACGGTGTAGTTGTTCGGAAGGAGCGCCGTCATAACCCTCCCTCAACTACTCGTCCTGGGAACAATGGCAGATCAGGCCGCCGATGGTGTACTCGGAGAGGCGGGCAGGCAACGGCTCCGTGTCGTCCGTGTCATCCACCGGAACCGGAACCGGGAGGATCGGCATGACCGGCCCCCACGGAGACTCGAAAGGCTCCACAGGAACCGGGAGAATCGGAGAGAACTCATCGAGGGGAACAGGCGGATGACACCGGGGGCAGATGCTACACATCGCCGGAATCCCCATCCCACACGTCCTGCGGGAACACCACCGAAGCCTCCCAGTCGCCGTTCGGCCAGAACTCCACCGACGACACCGTCTCCCCGTTCGGATTCCACTCGATCCGCCTGATCCGAGGACACGGCTGCAACTGCGCAGGCAACGCATGCACCCGCACATGAATACCGCCGCAGTACCAGCACGCCGAAACACCGTCCGCCTCGCCCGAGAAGATCAGCCGCGCTTGCGCCATATCCTCAGCAGACAGATCGTGCTCACTCATCGCCGTACCCGCCGTCCAGCAGCGAACCCACCAGCGTCACCGTCGCCTCCCGCTCACCCGCCGCGTCGAGAGGGCGCACAAACGGCCCCACCAGCCGCACGTCACAACCGGCCGTGAACGGCTGCTCCTCACAGGACTCGACGCGGATCCTCACCCGACCGCCGTCCTGGTCACCACCGGAACCGCCGCATGCGG